TTATGAAAGCAGAAGATTTAATGATAGGTAACTTTGTAAACTATACAGACAAAGAAGATACTTGGATAATGACTATTGAAACAGTATTAGCAGAGGGGTGTCATACCGAGTGCAGTGGTATATTTGGTTATATTGCTCCAGAATTATTAGAACCAATAGAACTAACAGAAGAAAATATTGTTGAATTGTTAGGGTTTGAGAAAAAAAAATTACAAGATGGTTTATATGAATTTTATTATAAAAATGGAATAATTATAGATAGGGATTGCAAAGTAATAACTATTAATGAAAATGAATGTACCTTACCCAAACACGTCCATAAATTACAACAACTTATAAAATCCTTAGAAGAATGAGTAAAGAACAAAAATTTCACAAAGAATTTAAAGAACTACTAAAAAAATATAATGCCGAAATAATGATTGATAATAATGATATTCAAGATATTAAAATGGTAGTAGAATTTCATTGGGATTGTCAAAAAGAAGAGAAACCAACACAAAAATTAAATTTAGGCACTTTTGAATGTGCTGATACGTACTAAATCCTTAGAAGAATAACAAACAAAAACTAAATAAAATGAATAGATTTATAACAGAAGACAAAGTAGAATTAAACCCATCAACAAGAATTTTTAAAGGGTATGAAAATAGATTGAAAGCAGATGAACAAGCTACAAAACAAAGAAGCTACATATTTCAAGTCTATAAAGAAACAACTGAAAAAGATAACACCAGAACAATGACGTTTTTTGGTTGGGGGATACCTCATTAAATTTTTTAGTAACTTTATTGTTTAAACAATATTAATTTCAAAATGGATGGAAGAGTAAACAATGGTGGTGCTAGAAAAAATTCTGGAAGAAAACCAAAAGCAGTAGAAGAACAAGCAAACGCAATAATAATAAAAGCGATTAAAGACCTTTATAAAGCTGATACAGATGAAGCGGCTAAAGTAAAGTTCTTAAAAGATTTTGCCCAAACTAGTAGAGGCATGCAATTTATAGCAGAACACATATTTGGTAAAGCACCTCAAATAGTAGAAAATTATATTGAAGAAAACAAAGATAAAATTGATCTAAAGTCTTTGTCAACTGATACACTTTTAAGAATAGAAACAGAATTAAATGAATCTAACTAAACAAGAAGTAATATCAGAACTTTGTACAAGATCATTTTATAGGTTTACTTTAGAAGCTTTTAAATCATTACATAACGGTCAAGAACTAAATCAAAATTGGCATATTGAATTAATATGTAATAAATTACAAGAAGAACTTGAAAGAATAATAAAAGGAGAGGAAAGAACTAAACACCTTGTAATTAATATTCCTCCAAGAACTTTAAAAAGTGAATTAGTTAATGTTTTCTTTTCTGTGTATTGTTGGGTTCGCAAAAGTTCATTAAAGTTTATTTCATCATCTTATTCAGCAAGCCTATCAATTGATTTAAGTACAAAAGCAAGAAGACTAATAGAGTCTGATTGGTTTATTAATCATTTTCCAAACGTTCAAATATCTAAAGACGAAAATACTAAGTCTAAATACACTACACCTCAAGGCGGTTTAAGATATTGCACCTCAACTGGAGGAACGGTAACAGGTATGGGTGCAGATATTGTTGTAATTGATGATCCGCAAAACCCACAGTTAGCAAGATCAGAAGTTGAACGAGAAAATGCTAACCAATTCTTTAACGAAACTTTAAGAAGTAGATTAAATCAACCAGAGATAGGTGTATTTATTGTAATTATGCAAAGATTACATGAAAACGATTTGACTGGCATGCTATTAAAAAAAGAGCCAGAAGAATGGCAGCATATTTGTTTGCCCGCTGAGGTTAGCGATAACGTTTTACCAATAGATTTAAAGAAGTTTTATAAAGATGGCTTACTATTTAGTCAAAGGTTAAGTAAAAAGGTTTTAAGCAGCTTTAAAAAGGGTTTAGGTTCTTATGGTTATAGCGGTCAATATTCACAATTACCAAGTCCAGCAGACGGAGGTATATTAAAAGGTAATTGGTTTAATATTGTTCAAAGTATAAAAGATGAAAATAACGAATATGTAAACCTTGATAATTTAACTTGGGATTTCTTTTTTGATACCGCTTACACAAAAAAGCAAGAGAATGATCCTAGTGCATTGTTATCATGTTCTTATTATAATAATAATTTATACATTCGTAAAGTAGAAGCTATTAGATTAGAGTTTCCAGAATTAGTAAAAGAAATACCTAGATTTTGTGAGGTTAACGGTTATGATCGTAATTCTATTGCTTACGTAGAGCCAAAGGCAAGTGGTAAAAGTGTTGTTCAATATTTAAAACAAAACTTATCTATAAACATAGTAGAAGGAGAAACCCCGACAACTGACAAAGTAAGTAGGGCAAATTCTGTTAGTGCATTTATTGAATCTGGAAGGTGCTATTTATTAGAAGGTAATTGGAATGAATCTTTTTTAAATGAAGTTAATAGTTTCCCTAACGGAATACATGATGATAAAGTAGATGTTTTAGTAATGGCTATTGATGAATTAGCCAAAGAAGACCAATTTTATTTTGTTTAATAAAAAATAATTAGAAATAAAAATATTTTAGTTAAATTTGTAATATAAATTAATTGTCGTTTAAGTTCGACCCTAATTTTATTAAATGGATTTTTTAAAAAGAGTGTTTAAACTCGATAGCAGAAACGACTTGTTAAGGCTATTCGATAAATACAATACAAATTACGATAACCTTATAGAGAAATCTTACGAGCGTAATGTTGATGCTTATTCGGTTGTCAATAAAATAGTAAAAGTATTTACTGGTTGTGATTGGATTGTAGAAAGGCAATTAAATGGAGAATGGGAAAAAGTAGAAGATACAACTATTCATGAATTACTTGAAAATCCAAACTCAATAAAAAATTACACCTTTGCAGACATTGACGAAATGCTGCTTACTTATCTTTTATGTAATGGTAATTCTTACCTGCATGGAGAAACTCTAAATGGCAAAATAGCAGAGTTAGACGTTCTTCCTAGTAATCATATCGAGATACAAACCAATGACAATTTCTTTTTGCCTAACTTAAAATATCAATTCGATATAGGTAAGACCCAAAGAACTTATAATAATGAAGAATTAGAACATATTAAATTCTTTAACCCATCTTATTATTCTATTGAGGATAGTTATAAAGGGCTATCTGTGTTTGAGGTTGCATACAATGTAGTTCAAGTTGGTAATGATCGTTGGGATGCTGCTGCTCATTTATTTCAAAATAGAGGAATGGCTGGTCTAATTACTGACATGAGTAACAGACCAATGAAACCAAAAGAGCAAAGTTTAGTTCAAAATGCTTTCAATAAAAAAACTACTGGTACTGATAAATACGGTGGTATTCATGTTACTAATAAAGATTTAAAGTATATCCCAATGGCTATGAGTGCAACAGACTTGCAGCTTATTGAACAGGGTGTAATTAGTCTTAGAGCAATGTGTAATGTATTCGGTTTAGATAGTAGCTTATTTAATGATCCTGCTAATAAAACTTTTAATAATAGGTTGGAAGCAGAAAAAGCTTTATACACTAATGCGGTTATGCCTTTAGCGAATAAGATTGCTGCAAAACATAATAGTTACATCGTTAAAAATCATTATCCAGACGGTAATTACAGAATGCGTAAAGACTTTAGCTATGTTGAAGCTTTGCAAAAAGATAAAAAACAAGAAGCGGAAAAGGATAAAATTGTAATGGATGGTATAAATGTTATACTAAACATGCCAATTAGCAACGAATCTAAAGTGCTTATGATAAAAGAAAACTACAAAGTAAGCGAAGAACTTATAAACTCATTAAATACTATTCCAAATGAACCTATTTCAGACTAAAAATATAGAACTATCTGTTAAAGATGTTGATACTGCTGGTAGGCGAGTAAAAATTATGTTATCAAGATTTAATAACATTGATTCTGATGGCGATATTATTACTAGGGGTGCTTTTGCTAAGAGCATAAAAGAGCGTGGTCCAGATAGCCAAAGTAATAGAAAGATTAAGTTTTTAAGGTATCACGATTTTGAACATCAAATAGGGCTATTTAAGCAGCTAGAAGAATCAGCAGATGGATTAATTGGTTATGCTGATTTAGGTAGAAGTACAAAAGGTAATGATGCTTTTTTAGATTACCAAGATGGTATTATTACAGAACATTCAATAGGTTTCCAAACTATTAACGATAAGATTGAAGTAAGAGAAGATGGTACGCAATATTTAAAAGAGGTCATCCTTTGGGAGGGTTCAGCGGTAACATTTGGAGCGAATAGTGAAACACCATTATTTACTGTTAGTAAAGGCAATGGAACGGAATACCTAGAGAAGTTAAATAAAAAAATGAACGGATTAACCAACGCTTTAAAGAACGGAAAGGGAACGGATGAAAGATTAGAAGCGATTGAAATGAATTTAAGAGTATGCCAAACCAAATATAATGAAGTAATTAATTCACTTACAACAAAAGAGCCTACGAAAGTAACTCCAGAGGTTAAGTCGGATAAACACAAAGATTTTTATTTGAACTTATTAAAATAATTTAAACTTTAAAAAAAGAAAAATGAACAAATTTAATTTATTCCTAACGGAAAAAGGAATTTCACCAGAGCAGTTTAAAGAAAAGTCTGCTGAGGAAATGGCTTCTTTATACAATTCGTATAACGAAAAATCTGCTAATGACTTAAAAGTATTAGTTGAAAAAGGGCAAGAAGATAATGTTGAAGCGATTAAGTCTTTAAAAGAGGATATTGCAGAAAGCACTAAACTTCAAATGAAGTCTTTAAACGAAACTATTAAGCAGTACGGTTTACAGATTAAGAAACTATCTGAACAAGAAAAGTCTGATGGTGCAGGTGTTGTTAATTCTGTAAGAAAAGGTTTAGACCTTAACAAAGATGAGTTAACTAAAATGAAAGGAAATAAGAACGCTTCTATTTCATTTAAGGCTGCTGGTACAATGTTATTGTCTGGTAATGTTTCTGGTGGTAATGTACCAGTCGAGCAAAGAATCGAAGGTTTAAACACAATTGCATCAAGAAGAATAAGATTACTTGATATTGTTGCTAAAGGTACTGCTGATTCTAATATTATTTCTTGGGTTTACCAAGCGAATAAAGATGGTGCTGCTGGTGGAACTGCGGAAGGTGCTTTAAAAAACCAACTTGATTTTGATTTAGTTGTTAATTCTGAATCAGTTAAAAAGAGAACTGCTTTCATTAAGGTATCAGAAGAAATGTTGGATGATGTTTCTTACATGGAGTCTGAAATCAGAAACGAGCTAGTTAGAGAGCTTTTAAAAGATGTAGAAGGGCAAGTTTATAATGGTGATGGTACTGGTTCTAATTTAAGAGGCATTTATTCTGTTGCAAGTAACTTTTCTGGTGTTGATTTTGCTGGAACTGTTGATAATGCAAATGAAGCAGATGTACTTACTGTTGCAATGAATCAAATTCAAGTAGCAGAACAAGGTGCGGCTGATTTTGCTATGGTTCACCCAAATATGATTACAACTTTAAAGTTAATCAAGACTTCTGAAACTGATAGACGTTATATTGATAGATTAGCTATGAATGCTGGTCAATTATCTTTGGATGGTGTTACTTTAGTTCCAACTACTTTAGTTGATAAGGATGAGTATTTAATTGGAGATTTCGGATTAGCTACTTGTTACGATAAAGGAGATTTAAGAATCGAAGTTGGACGTGATTCTGATGATTTCACTAAAAACTTAGTTACTATTCTTGCTGAATGGAGAGGTTTAGTTATTGTTAAAAACAATGACAGAACTGCTTTCGTAAAAGGAACGTTCTCTGTTGATAAGGCGGTATTAGAAACTGCATAATAATAAATAACCAAACAAGACCTCGCTATGAAAGTAGTGGGGTTTTGGTGGTAAAAGCCAACACTATGGAGAAAAAAGTTATTAAAAATAAAGCGGTAAAGAAAAAGAAACCAGACTTTAGTAAGTTAGGTGAAAACGTTGATATTATTGCTTTAAAGTCAAAGCATTTAAAGGAAAACAAAGAGTACAATGTTTCTAAAGATATGGCGATTGTCTTAATAAACAAAGGTGCTGCAAAACTAAAATAATATGTCGATAGTAGCAAGAACAGATTTTGTAGGTGAGTATAATGTTTCAAAGAATTGTTATGACCAATTAGATACTTATATTGAAAAGTATGAAAAACATTATTTGCTTAAACTACTAGGGGGAGAGTTGTATTCATTGTTTATAGATGATTTAACAGTTACAGACCCACAGATACCACAGACAACAAGATTTATTAACCTTTACAATGCTTTTTACGAGGATTACGAAAGTTGTTTGGTAATTAGTGAAGGAATACGTAAAATGTTGGTACAATTCATCTATTTTCATTATGTTAGAGAAAGCCAAGTAATTAATACTGCTGGCGGAACGGTAACAAATAGTGTTGAATTAGGTGTTAATGCTAAATTTCAAGGAAATATTGTACAAGTTTACAATGAAGGTGTAAAAAATGCACAATCTATTCAATGGTATATTTGTAAAAATGATATACTTTATCCGGAAGAAAACATACAAGAAGTAGAATACACAAGTGGAATATGAGAAATTTAACCTTATTAGATAATGTAAATTCGGGTATTCAGCAAATTAGTTCTGCTAAAAACTTAGAAAGGCACACAGAGTGGGTTTTAAGAGTTAGTAGTGTTGGTTTGGATGGAATACCTAACTTATTTATTGAAGAGGGTTTTAATGGTGGTAAATGCCTACCAGAGCCAACAGAGTTTAGTGTATTGCCTTTTAAATGTGATGGCACTGGAACTTTTGAGATTACAGAAAGCGAAATAAAGATAAGAAGTAAGCAATTTTTAGCCAATTGGTTTAGAATTAGGGTAGAACCTAATGGGAATACAAGCGGTACAATGACAGTTATATTATCCTATAAAGATTACACTTAATGAAGACTTATGATTTTGATATTTTTGATGCTTGTGATTTGGAAAATATCCTCCAAGCTGGACAAAATATTACAATCACCAAACTCGATAATTGTACTTTACAGATAAGTTCAACTGGTGGGGGTGGGGATAGCAATAATGGTATAAAATATCATTTAAAAAGTACTGATGACATAACTGTTAAGGATTGTTACGAGTATTTTATTGCTTTAGATTTCATTTTAGATACTGGGGCAAGGTTTACTATTGATAATGGGGGTAGATTAGTAATACATAGTGGAGTATTAAAGAATGATGGTATAATAACTAATAACGGATTAATTAAAATAATATTATGAGTATTTTATCGCAAATAGCAATAAGCCAAGCACAAGCATTAGCAAGTTCAACTTTAGGTAGATTTGATTTCTTTGTTGATAGTTTAGACGATAAATTTAAGGCTTTTGATGAAAATAACCAATTAGAAGTAGTTGGTGGTGGCGGTACTGCTGCTGAAATTACTTACACATTAACAGTTCCTAGTAATTGGGATAGCTCTCCAAGTAATGTACAACAAGCATTAGATGAATTAGCAAGTAGGAATAAATCCATAGAGGGTAAAACCGATTTAATTACGATTACTGCTGCTATTGATTTAGATGATGTAAAGGCAAAAGCAGATAGTGCTTTACAAAGTGGCGATAATGTAAGCGAATTGGTCAATGATTCGGGTTATATTACTAATATTGTAGGTGAAAACCATTCAGATTTAACTTTAGATGATGGAACTAACCCTCACGGAACAACTAAAAGCGATGTAGGTTTAGCCAATTCAGATAATACAAGCGATGCAAACAAGCCTATTTCAAGTGCTACTCAGACTGCCTTAAATGGTAAAAAGGGCGATTTTACTGAAAATACTGCATTTAATAAAGATTTTGGTACTGTATCTGGTACGGTACTAGAAGGTGATACGAGAACTATTAGCCCAACTGAAATAAGTACTATTGCAAACCAATCGGGAGTTAATACAGGTGATGAAACCGATGCAAGCATTAAAACTAAGTACGAAAATAATGCCGATACAAACGCTTTTACCGATTCTGAAAAAACAAAACTATCGGGATTAGAGAGTTCGAAGTTTGTTGGAGAGTTTGTTAGTTTAAGTGCTTTGCAAAGTGCTTTTTCTACTGCACCAGTTGGTAGTTATGCTTATGTAGATACGGGAGTAGGGCAGCCGGTAGAGAAATACATTTGGGATAATAACGATTCTCAATGGGAATTGCAACAAGGTCAATCAACTGCTGAAACACCAGCAACAATTAAAACAAAGTACGAAAGTAATCCAGATACTAATGCTTTCACAGATGCCGAGCAAACTAATTTAGGAAACCAAAGCGGAACTAATACTAATGATGAAACTACAAATACTATTCAAACAAAAAGACCTCTTAAAACGGTAGAGGGTAATAGCATAGAAGGTTCGGGAAACATTAACATAACTTCTGGTAAT